ATGTCCAATCGAGCAGCGAAAATAGACAAGCAAAACACCGCGGGACTCAAGCGCGTGCGCCGGCCCCGCAAGGGCTGGCACCCGGAGGATATCAAGTGCGAGCTGCGCAAGCGCGGCTGGACGATGAGCCGAGTATCCCGCGAGCACGGCTATTCATCGCGCGCCGCCGAACGCGCGCTTTATATCCCCTGGCCGGCGGTCGAGCGCATCATCGCCGAACTCCTGGAGCGCAAACCCTGGGAGCTGTGGCCGGATCGCTACGACGAATACGGCCGGCCTGTCGTTCCGGGTACCAAACTTCTCAAGCGTAGCTGGGGCGGCCGTAAGCGCAAGGTCGAATTGCGTGCGGTGGAATAGACATGGTTCGCACCCTCTCTCCAAAACTGAAGGGCGCGCGGGTGCACCCGCCCTCTCCATCCCTCCTCCGGGGCGGGTGCGCCCAAAAACACTGAAGGGTTCTCCAGGTGAGGAGGGATAAAAAAACGCGGGACATGTTCGCGCCGATGCCGCGCCGTGAGGAGCCGCCCGGGAGCCTCAATCTCTCCCACATCATCCCGAACCTGCTGGCCGAGGCGATCAGGGAATCGCCCCACGACCGCTTCGAGATCGCCGCGCGCATGAGCCGCGCCGCAGGCTGCGAGGTCACGAAGGCCATGCTGGACGCCTGGACGTCCACGGCCCGCCGCGCCTGGCGCTTCCCGCTGGAGTTCCTGCCGGCCTTCGAGGCCGCCACGTGCACGCACATCGTTTCCCAGTTCATGGCCGAGCGCTGCGGCGGCCGCATGCTCTACGGCCGCGAGGTCCTGGAGGCGCAGCTTGGCCGCTTCGAGATGCTCAAGATGAAGGCGGACCGGGAGTACAAACGCATCCGCGAGGCGCTCAAGCGCATGGAGGAGGAATTATGAGGATTCTTGATCGGTTTCATCCTGGCGCTCGCCTGGAGGCGTGGGTTCGCCGGATTGTTCGGGATGAGATGGCCCGGATTGAGGCTGAGAATCTGGAGCGTCGGGAGATTCGCCGCGCAATCGCCGCTCATGAGATAGAGCGTCGTAGAGCCGAGATCGGCGACCACGGGCCAAGCTTTCTTGAGCGCCTTTTCCCGGATCCAGAAGATCGCCTACGGCGGCAACGGTCTCTAGAACGCCGCGCCAGCCTTGGATCGCACGAAAAATCGATGAGTCAACGGGGAGGCGCTTCTGGCGCCACTCCACCTCAAGATTCTCAAGGGCAAGAATGATGTTTGCGGCTGTCTTTCCGTCCATCAACGGAAACAACTTCTGGCCCAGCAAGTCCAGCGCCTGCCAGAGCGCGTCCACTTCTTTGGCAAGCGCAAAAGAGAGGTCGTTTTCACGCATCTCATCGATTTCCAGACGGATGGCGTTGATGGCTGCTCGGGTTTCCTTGTCCATATCGGCAACCATAGCACGCGGAGACCGGTCATGAAGTCCTGGTTTTCCGCCCGCGAGCTGGCCGGCCTGCCGGGCCTGCCAGGAACAGATCGAGGCATCCGCAAGATGGCGGAACGCGAAGGCTGGGAAGCACGCAAGAAGCTCGCAGGAAAAGGCTGGGAGTATGCCCTGGGCAGCCTGCCGATCGAGGCGCAGGCTGCGCTCCGCGGCTTTATCCTCGTTCCCGCTCCTAAAACGTTACATAAGCCGTCCAAACAGGAATCAACATCCCTTGAAGCAGGATCTCCCAACGGCGATGCCAGACGTTTGGCACAGCAAACAACGCCGCAGGAGGATAATCGTGGCCGCGGGCATGCTTCAGACACGCGAGCTTGCGCTCAAGCAATTCTAAGCTTTGCCTCAAGGTCTCGATTTGTGGAACCCGAAGAGGTGCGAGCTTTTAAAACCGTAAAACGTCCAGCTTTCGGACCCAGGCAATGGGCAGCTCGGCGAATCCTAAGATGGCTTGCATCCTTCTTTGAAAGAGAGCTGGAAGAAGCAGGCCTGATCCGCTGCCAACACTGTCAACGATACGCCTTGCGCGACGAGCCGCAGCCAATGCCCGTCGAATTTGTTCTGCGACCATCATCCGAGAATCGTCCGGCAAATTGCGAGCCCATTCAGCCAAGGTATCGGTTTCGAGCCGATCGCCAAGACGAACAAGCAGATCAATGATGACCGGCTCCCAGTCTTCGTCATCCATCGTGACGCCGGTCGGCTTCGCGGGCAGGGCCATTGCCTTGCGGATGGTTAGCAGCTCATTCTCGATCTCGTCGAATGTAAAGAGAAATAAAACATTGGAGCGTAGCCGCTCGATATCACGGCCCGTGGCTGCCGGCGCTTCCAGGCGATATATGCGCATGCCGTGGATAGTAGCACGCGGAGACCGGTCATGAAGTCCTGGTTTTCCGCCCGCGAGCTGGCCGGCCTGCCGGGCCTGCCAGGGAGTGAACGCGCAATTCAGATTCGCGCCAAGCGCGAAAGCTGGGAAAAGCGCCGGCGCAAGGGCCGCGGCGGCGGCTGGGAGTATGCCCTGGGCAGCCTGCCGATCCAGGCGCAGGTGGCGCTCTATCGCCGTGAGAAAGAAAACGCCGGCAATCCCGTTCCGCACAGGCATCCTGGAGATCTTACGGACGTCCAGCGTGAGAGCCTGTGGGATGCGTGGGCTCGCAAGCCCGAATCACTCAAGGCTCGCGGCAAAAAGGCTGTCATGGCAATCCACCTGTATCGTGAGTTATGTGCCCGGTCGGACGCGTCCCGGGAGGCCGGACTTCCCTGCGATCCGAAATCCAAGCTCATTGGTCTGGTGGCCGATCAATATGGTGTGTCCGTGCCGACACTTCGTAGCTGGATCAGAAAAGTAAAACACATCCACCCATCGGACTGGTGGCCCATTTTGACGCCAGCCTATTGTGGCCGGGTCAAGACCGCGGAATTCAGTCCGGAAGCATGGAACTGGTTCAAGGCCGACTATCTGAGGCTGGAAGGACCGGCCTCAGCCGCTTGCTACGAGCGTCTTATGCGCGTGGCAAGCGAGAAAGGATGGAAGGTGCCGGATCTACGGACCGTCCAGCGCCGCATCCGTAAAGAGATCCCCCGCGGGGTCCGGATCCTGGCCAGAAAAGGGGTCGATGCCGTCAAAAAGACATATCCGGCCCAGGAACGGGACAAAACAGTCTTCCATGCGATGGAGGCGGTCAACGCTGATGGCCACAGGTTTGATGTGTTTGTGAAGTGGCCGGATGGGGAGGTGACCAGGCCGATCATGGTCGCATGGCAGGATATCTACTCATCCAAGATTCTGTCATATCGAGTGGCGAAGACGGAAAATGCGGACTCCATCAGACTGTCATTTGGCGACATGGTCGAAACATACGGAATACCCGACCATGCCTATCTCGATAATGGCCGTGGTTTTGCCGCGAAATGGCTCACAGGCGGCGCGCCCAACCGGTTCCGATTCAAAATACGGCCTGAGGATCCAACAGGCATCATGGTGACGATGGGCGTCCAGATCCACTGGACAACACCCTATCATGGCCAGGCCAAACCAATCGAGCGCGCCTTCCGCGATCTCTGCGAATATGTGGCCAAACACCCCAAATTCTCGGGTGCCTACACGGGAAACAAACCAGACGCAAAACCGGAAAACTACGGGTCAAAGGCGATTGACCTGAGAGTGTTTCTGTCCGTCCTGTCTGAAGAAATAGCAGCCCATAACGCAAGAATGGGAAGGCGCGGCGGTATCGCAAACGGAAGAAGCTTTGATCTGATATTCGCCGAATCATATGAGAAAAGTGTCATCAGAAAGGCAACATCAAACCAGTTCAAGCTCTGGTTGCTGGCAGCTGAGGGTGTGATGGTCCGGGGGGATGGAAGCGTTCATTTGAAATTCGATCGGAGGAACCGCTATTGGTGTGAGGAGCTGGAAGAATATGCTGGCCACAGGGTCGTTCTGCGATTTGACCCAGACAAGCTCCATTATCCAGTGCATGCATTCACCCTCGACAACCGCTTCATCGGCACCGCGATATGCCTTGAGGCTGAGGGGTTCAACAATGTTCAGGCGGCAAAAGAGCACGCCAGGAACCGCAAGCGATATATACGAGCGACAAAAGCCCAGTTGGAGGCGCAACGTCGGATGAGCGTGTTAGAGGCCGCAGCAATGCTGCCCGATATCGCTCAGGCAGACGTTCCGGACGCAAAGATCGTGCGGATCCATAAACCGAAAAACGAGCCACAGATTGCGCGGCCACTGGATGAGGAGGCGCAGGCACTCATTGAGAAGTGGGAAAAGGAAGAAGCGGATCAGGCGAATAAGGAAGAAGGAACAGTTCTGGAATTCGGTGATGATCCGATCCGGAACTGGCAGCTCTATGAATCGTTCAAGGCCAGACACACGCGGGGAGAAACGCTCAGTGAGCGGGAGCTGGATCTGATGAAGTCCTACGAGCGAACCGTGGAGTTTTCCGCGATGCGGAAATTCGTCGAGGCCGAGTGAGGAGGAATCATGAAATCAAGGATACTGAAGATCAAAAACGTGGCGCGAATGAGCATCGCTGGCGAAGCGTTGACAACCAGAGCATATGGCATGCCGGGAATGGGCCTGGTTTATGGACCAACAGGCTCCGGGAAAACAACCGCGATCGCCTGGTACGTGAATCAATGTCACGGCGTCTACGTGAGAGCAATGGCCCTGTGGTCCCCATCAGCCATGCTTGGCGCGATTGCAGACGAGCTCGATATAGCTCCGGCCAGGAATCTGGCCGTCATGGTGGACAGAGTTGTCTCACGATTGTCTGAAACAGGCAGGGCTCTTTTTGTCGATGAGGCGGATTACGTTCTTGACCAGAAACGCCTGGTGGAGACGTTGCGTGATATCCATGACATGAGTTCCATTCCGGTCGTTTTGATCGGCATGGAGGGAATCCACAGGAAAATTCAGGCACGCAAGCAGGTCTCCGGTCGCCTGGCGGAATGGGTGCGCTTTGAGCCATGCGATTTTGATGACGCCCGCAAGCTGGCGGATGGGTTATGTGAGGTTGAGGTTGCTGACGATCTGCTCACAGCGCTCCACAAAAAAGCAAGAGGACTCGTGCGGAACTTGTGTGTTGGCCTCTCCCAGATCGAAACGCTCGGCAAGAAAAAGAACAAAAAACGGATGACATTGGCCGACTGGCCGGCAGGAAAGGCGTTCTTTGTCGGCCCGGATCACCGTTGATGTCACGCAAACACGGATCCCATACTCGCAAGGTCGAGGTGAATGCTCGATACAGGGCATGGACAGCCATGAGAATCATGCGCCGATTCACATTGCCGGATCTTGAGGCCACGGCGGAAATCACACGATCAAATGTAGATAAGTTTGTCCGGGCTCTGCTGATGTCGGGCCATATACGTATAGCCAGGCCAAAGATCGAGGGGGTCAAGGGAGGGCATACAGTCTATCAGCTTGTGAGAAATACCGGGCCATATCCTCCGAGAGTCAGAAAAGATGGATCCGTTTATGACCAGAACACAGGGGAAGTCACCGTTGTCCTGGATTGATGATCTGAAACGAGAGTGTCAACGAACCAGCCAGGCCCAGGTGGCAGACAGGCTTGGTGTGTCAACTGCCATGATCAATCAGGCCCTGAAGGGCAAATACAAGGGGAATATCGAGCGCCTTAAGGGGTTGATAGAGGGCGTTTACAAGGGCGTTATGGTTGATTGCCCGATCATTGGCGAGATCCCTAAACAACGATGCATGGAACATCAGTCGCGGCCGTTCGCGGCCACGAATCCGTTGCGTGTACAGCTCTACAGGGCATGCAAGACGTGTCCTGAAAACAGATCAGGAGGTAATCATGAGCATTCGTAATCACATGCCACAAATATCCGATGAAAAGCTGGATCTGTATGGGAACAGATTCATTTCCAACCGTGTCCGTGAACTGTGTGGAATCACGTTCGAACGATATCTGTCCAGGCCGGATGACTATGACAAACTGGTCAGACACATGAAGCGTGGCGGTGGTTGCCGGCGCGTTGCCGGCGACATCGTGGCCGCTGGGAGAATATGATGGGAAAGAGAATCAGAAAACAGGCGAATGTGGCGCCGATACCGAAGGACCTGGCCGAGGCCAGGCAGTTTATGCGCCTGATCGGTGAGCATCAGCGCGATGCCGCCCGCATCGAGGCGGACCTGAATGACCGGATATCGGAGCTCAGGGAGAAGTACGCTGCGATGGCTGCGCCGCATAACAAGCATGCGGACGAATTGACGGAGGGGCTGCGCATCTGGGCCGAGGCGCACCGCGACGAGCTGACGAATCACGGCAAGAAGAAGACCGTGGATCTCGGCACGGGTGAACTGGGTTGGAGGATGCGGCCTCCCAGAGTGCTGCTCCGTAACGTCCAGGCCGTGATCGAATCGCTGCAGATGCTGAAGCTGGACCGCTTTCTGCGGCAGAAGCTGGAGGTGAACAAGGAAGCGGTTCTGGCCGAGCCGGAGATCGCCGAGCAGGTCAAGGGCATTACGGTAAAGCAGGACGAGGATTTCTTTGTCGCTCCGGCCGAGGACGACCTCGGGGAGGCAGCCTGATGGCTGAATGGATTCATATCTCCGAACGGCTTCCGGATCCCATGACGGAAGTGCTTGCCGTGGTTGGGGATGAACCGGCTTTCGCGTACATAACGCTGGCATACATGCATGATGATGGACAATGGATCGAGCCATTCCCGGATGGTAATCAACGCCAGAATGTTCACATTACTCAGTGGATGCCATTGCCGCCCTTGCCGGATGGGCTGGCGTAGATGCATCCGCGCTACTGGACCGATGACGAGGATGCGCATGATCACCGACAAATACTGGTTCATCGACATCGTGGGAGGTGGCTGGTGAAGCTCACCTGCCCTGCGTGCGGGTTCGCCGCCGGCCTGGAGGCGTACATCGCCGACGCCGAATGGCGCGAGGCGGTAATCGCCTCCGCCGCTTTTCCCGGCGATTGTGGCGTGCCGGCCGTGCATTACGTCGGCATGTTCCGGCCCCTCAAGCGCGGCCTCACCCCGGATCGCGCCGCCCGCCTGTTCCGCGAGCTAAACGACATGATCACCAAGGGCGTAGATTTCGACCGCCAGCGCATCGAGGCACCCAGCCACATCTGGCGCCAGGCACTGCTGCAGGTGCTGGATGCGCCGAATATCCGGCGTCCGTTGCGCAATCACCATTATCTGATACGCGTCGTCCAGGGGCTGCTGGCCAGGCGGGCCGATGAGGAACAGTCCGCACGCGCGGAGCGCTACCGGAGCCGGACGCGGATCAACGCCGACAAGCTGAAAGGCCTCGGGCATGTGACGCGGGGAAGGGGCGGACCGGTCGATGACCGGACGCTGGATCCTGATGTCAAACTGCCGGAGGGCGAGGCCTATCAAGAGTTATACGCGCGCGCGCGCGAGGACCTGGAGAAAGAAGGTGTCCGCAAGGAGTTCATGAGCAAATACCTGATTGAAGCCCGCATGGCAGACATGCTCTGCGAAGAGGAGGCCAGGAATGAAGGCAATCAATGAATCAAGCGTTCTTGACGCGTTATCAAGGCACATCGGATCGGCCAACGGCGTCACCGCCCGCGACCTGGTGGTGGAGATTACCGGAAAGGCCGACACGCCTGGCGCCACCCGTCGATTGCGTCGAGTGATTGAGTCTCTGCGAGAGAAAGGGATGCATATTTGTGGCCACCCAGGCAGCGGGTATTACATGGCGGCGGACGACAGGGATGTCGCGGCGACCTGTGAATTTCTCTACAGCAGGGCGATGACCTCGCTCAAGCAAATCTGCCGCATGAAGCGCATCTCCATGCCGGATATCCGCGGCCAGTTGAAGCTGCCGACATGATGATCCACTGGCACAACATCTGTATCGCAACGATGTGGTACACGGCGGTACTCACATGGATATGGATATGGGCATAATCCAGGGGGATATCAGGAGAAACAAGAGATGCTCACCGGTGCCTGCCCCGGTTGTTCCATGCCCGATCGCCATCAATACAGACGATGGGTCCAGTCCGGCATGGATTTCCGTCGTTCATTGCCATACATGCGAGCACCTCAGGAGACTGGTTATCGAGAAGAGGGCCGTCTCTGTGGATTGCAAGGCCATAGAAGGCTGACATGATGGATTTCAAGGCGCACCTTGATGAGATGGTGGCGGAGCTGAGCACAGCGCCCAGGGAAGCGCTTGCCTTCATCCTTGCAACCGACCGCCTGGCCAGGGCCTACTTTGCGCCGCGACATATCAGGAGTCCGGCGGCAGATGTGATACTGGCCAAAAAAAAGCTGCGCGAAGACATCGCCGGCGCGACAGAAATGATACAAGAGAAGCGGCATGAACAAGGTAAATGACAGCCGTCGGCGGGAGCTGGCGCGGATCCACATCGCACAGAAGGAACTCGGCATGGACCGGGCAACCTACGAGGATATGCTCTGGACCATCGCAAGAGTCCGGTCGTCGGCGGACCTGGACGCCGCAGGTCGAAAGGCTGTGCTGCATCATTTGAAGGCCTGCGGCTTCAAAGGCAAGCGCGGCAGGAATCCAAGGAAAGGGACTCCGCGCAAGGACACGCCGCAGCTCCGCAAGATCGAGGCCCTGCTGGCCGATACCGGCAGACCGTGGTCCTACGGGCATGCAATAGCCAGGAGAATATGCAAGGTGGAGCGTCTGGAATGGTGCAAGCCTGACGATCTTCGAAAGATTATCGCGGCCCTGGAATATGACAGAAAGAGACGATCATGATGAGATCAAGAATCTTGCGGGAAATACGGGAGGTGATCGGCGAATCAGGGGTCTCTCGTCTGGTTCGCCGCTTTGGCGGGACCAACCTGACAATACCCAAGCGTGTAGATGATACGCACCCGTTAGCAGTTGAGCTTGGGCGTGAGGCCGCGGACAAATTTGTGCGCTATTTTGGCGGCGAGGTTTTATACATTCCCCTATCCAGAAACAACGAACGGAATGAGGAAATACGGCGTATGGCCGGCTCAGAGACAGTAAACTCGCTGGCTCGGCGCTATAACCTCTCCGAGCGCCAGATCAGAAATATCCTGAGGCGCTGATCATAACCCGTCCTGACACCAGGGCTTCCGCTTGCCGCCATGATAAGGTCTGGCAAGGCCCGAACGGATCATGAGCCTTGCCACATCATTCCCATCAACAAAAACGCGCGCATCCACCCTGCCATAATATTTATCACGCCTGATTTCATCCAGTTTGATCTCATTGGCATTTTCCAGGATTGATTTCAGTCTGGCCTTTGCTTTCTTACCAAGTTGTTTTTCACAGACGTTTCTGGTTCGGATTTCAGGAGCGTCAATGCCGATAATCCGGACCTCTGTCCATTTTGGGTCCCTTGGCCAGATATCGGCCAGGGCGGTGAAGGTGTCTCCGTCATAAACCGAGATCAATTCAGCAGTGTATGGCCCGTAAGCCTTGCCAGCGATGGCTGCTGAGGGCTGTATGATTATCAGAAACATAAGGATGCGAAGCATGGTTGCAATGGTCCTGATATTAAGGATTCGTTGCAACCGCCTTTCCCGTGGAAATCTTTCCGCAAGACGCCACAACGATCTTTGTACAAGCATCACCACATGCGGACGATACGGAAAATCATCATCCATTGCGCTGCAACACCCAACGGCCGCGAATTCCACGCTTCGGATATTGATCAATGGCACAGAAAGCGCGGCTTCAAGAGCATCGGTTATCACTATGTGATCGCCCTGGACGGCTCCATTGAGAGCGGTAGGCATGTGGATGAGGTTGGCGCGCACTGTAAGGGTTTCAACCGCGATTCCATAGGGATATGCCTCATAGGTACAGACCGATTCACGCGCCAGCAATGGTCGTCTCTGAACCGGTTATACGGACGTCTGCATGTCCAGTATCCGGATGCTACATGGCATGGTCACCGCGAATTCAATCCACACAAATCTTGCCCCGGATTCGATGTATCCGAATGGGTGTCAGATCCGTCTCACATGAGGCTGGGCCATGTATTGGAGGTATCATGATCTATTTGAAATATATGGGAAAATTGCTGCCAGTATGGCTGGCGATCATCGCCGGATGGCCTCTTGTTGCGATTGCCATTCCGTTTAATCGTGGGCGCGATCACTGGCGCTGGAAATGGTTCGACCGGATCTGGGGGAATCCAATTGATACAATCAGAGGAGACAATCTCTGGAGAAAGAACCAGGCGCCGGACCTTGGTGGGATTGATTCCTTTAGATCGATATGGCTATGGAGCGCTTGGAGAAATCCAGCCAAGGCCCTGCATTTGCGCGTTGGTGTACAAGGCGAGATCGAAACCTTTGAGGTCAAGGGAGATTGGGGCCGTGGCACCGCCATTGTGCGCGCCAGAGTAAGCGGTAAAGATCATAGATTTATCTGGATGGTATACAAATGGCCATTCATTGATCGCTACTTCGAACTCATGTTTGGACCAAAGATATGGCCTGAACATCCTGTCAAAGACTCTGACGGCAACATCATTGCATGGCGCCAACGAAAGCCTGGCGACTACATAGAAGAGGCCGCATTGGCGTTGCGTGTCAGGCCTTTTGTGCATATGGACTGGGATACAACGTCAATCAGCCTTCTGGAGACATGAAATGAGATGGTGGAATGAACTCCTGGTCGCCATTGCGATGATGAGCGCACCTCTTCTGGTCGGAATAGTCGTTGGTATCGTTGTTGCGTGGCTTGCAGGGTCTGAGTTTTGGGGTCTCATTTCAGCACTACTCAGCGTTTTGATTTTCATGGGTGCAATTTTTCATATGCGGAAAAAGTGGGGCGGATAAAATGCCATGTCCGAAGTGTAAATCACTGAGCATCAGCCAAAGGGTTGTTGCAGGCAAGCGAGTATGGCGATGCGACAGATGTAACGCCCCGCATCCCGGGCCTGTCGCGTGATAGCTGGTCTATTGTCCATGATTGGCCAGGCGATCGGTCCGATCACCAGGCTGATTGACGATCTTCACACTTCGGAAGAAGAGCGGCTGAACATCAAGCAGGCCTTGTTTGCCATGCAGGCTGAATTGTCAGCCAGGGCGCTGGATTATGAGAAAACCCTGATGGAGGCACGAACGAGGGTCATTACAGCCGAGGCTCAGGGTCAGAGCTGGCTGCAGAGATCATGGCGCCCTATCACCATGCTGACATTCCTGGCGCTGGTGGTATGCGACGCATTCGGTTTGCTGGCGTTTCGCCTGGCCGATCAGGCCTGGACGTTACTCCAGATCGGTCTGGGAGGTTACGTGGTCGGGCGTTCAGCGGAAAAAATCGTGCCAAAGATCACCGAAATAATGAGGAAGGATTGATGGATTATACAGCCGCGAAATTCTGGCTGGATACATTCCAGCTTGCCGCCACAGGCCTGATCGGGTTTTACGTATGGATATCGAATCGCCACAGAATCACGCGATCACGCATTGAATCGCTGGAGGCCGGGATTGACTCACGGATCAGCAATCTTGATTCCCGTATAACGCGCGTTGAATCGGGCATAGGAAACATGCCCAGTCATTCGGATATCGGGAAAATATACGACCGGGTGGACGAGGTTCATGGTGACCTGCAGCAGGTGATCGGAGGCCAGCAGGCATTGCGGCGAACTGTTGAGTTAATCCAGGAACATCTCCTGAATCAGAAGGTGAGGTCATGAGCGACTTTGCATCACTTCGACGTGAACATATACGTCTGACAATCCTGCAACTGTTGCAGTCCGCACCGGACTACACGCTGCATGAATCATTGATATCCGATGGGTTGAAATCTCTCGGCCTGGGCGTCGGCAGGGATGAGTTGCGGATTCAACTCGCCTGGCTGGACGAACAGGGACTGATTATCGCCCAGCAGGCCGGCGTATGGATCGCCACGCTCACAGTCAGGGGAGAGGATGCCGCAGCCGGACGTGTCCGCATCCCAGGCGTCGCCAGGCCAAGGCCAGGTGTTTGATATGCCTGCCAGGTCCACCGTGCTCAGGCTGCCGCTGGAGGTGCGCGAAGAGCTGAACGCCCGCCTGGTGGCTGGCGGCTTTTCCGGCTACGAGGATCTTGCTGCCTGGCTGGATGGGCAGGGCTACGAGATCAGCAAATCGGCGCTACACCGCTACGGCCAGGGCCTGCAGCAGGACTTCGAGCACGCGATGGCGGATGTGAAAAAAGCCACGGAGCTGGCTCGCGCCTACGCCCAGTCGGACGAGGATGAACGCGCCGCGCTCACCGAGGCCTCGGCGCGCATCGCCCAGGAGCAGCTCTTGCGCATCCTCATCGGCTTGCGCAAGGCCGAGGACGAGCCGGGAAAGGCCGCCCGCTACATGGCCCAGGTCTCCAGGGCCATCGCCGAACTCGGACGGCTGACCATCAGCCACAAGAAGTGGAGAGAAGAGGAGCGCAGGCGCATGGCGGACGAAGCCGCCGATACGGCTGCGGCGGAAGCCAAGCGCGCAGGCTTGTCTACGGACGCGGTGGAGGCCATGCGTGCTGCCATCATGAAGGAGATGATCGGTTGAACGGGTCCATTCTGCTGCCATATCAGAGGCGTTGGATCGAGGACAAGGCCCCGGTAAGGATCATCGAGAAAAGCCGACGCATCGGCCTTTCATATGCCGAGGCGGCCGATTCCGTTCTTCATGCATCCGCTGCGGCCGGTGCCAATGTCTACTACATCTCCTATGACAAGGAGATGACCGCGGGCTTCATCGAGGATTGCGCGTCGTGGGCCAAGGCCTTCAATGCCGGCGCAAGTGAAATCGGCGAGAGCCTGATGCCGGACCCAAAGAATCCGGATCGCGATATCCTGATTTATCGCATCAACTTTGCCTCCGGACATTCCATCCAGACATTCAGTTCCAACCCCCGCAACCTGCGTTCAAAGGGGCGGCCTGGTGAGCGTCTGATCGTGGACGAGGCCGCATTCGTGGATGATATCGAGGAGCTGCTTAAAGCCGCGATGGCGATGACCATGTGGGGCGGGTCGGTGCGCATCATCAGCACCCACAATGGCGATGAAAACCCGTTTAACATGCTCATAAACGATGTTCGCGCCGGCCGCTACGATTACAGCCTGCATCGCGTCACCCTCGACGATGCGCTGGAGGACGGCCTCTTTCGCCGCATCTGCGAGGTGACAAAGCGGCAGTGGTCTCCCGAGGCCGAGGCTGAATGGCGCGAGTCACTGATTCGGCGCTACCGCCCCAACGAGGACGAGGAGCTGTTCTGCATTCCCAGTTTCGGTGGCGGCGCATACCTGCCAAGGGCGTTGGTCGAGGCATGCATGGTGGATGCGCCCGTGGTCCGCTTCGAGGGATCGCGCAGCTTCAATATGGCCCCCGAGCCAGTGCGCCGCGCCGAGACCCAGGATTGGATCAACGATGTCCTGCGCCCCCTATTCGCCCGGCTGGATCCGGATCGGCGCCACGCCTTTGGCATGGACTTCGCCAGAGTCGGCGACATGAGCGATATCGCCCCGATGGAGATCGGCGAAACCCTGCACCGTCGGGTGCCCTTCCTGGTCGAGATGCGCAACGTGCCGCACAAGCAGCAGGAACAGGTGCTGTTTGCAGTGGTGGACGCCCTCCCCAGGCTGCATGCCGGCGCGATCGACGCCACCGGCAACGGCTCCTATATCGCAGAGTCCGCCCACGACAGATATGGATCCTGCATCGAGCAGGTGCACTTCACCGAAGCCTGGTATCGGGAAAACATGCCGAAGTACAAGGCCGCCTATGAGGATCGGCTGATCACCGTCCCGCGGCACGATGACGTGCTGGAGGATCATCGCGCCATCCGCCTGGTGCGTGGCGTGCCGCGTGTACCGGAAGGCAAGACGGACAAGAAAGGGAAAAGGCATGGCGATTCCGCCATCGCCATCGCCCTGGCCTATGCGGCCAGCCTCATGGATGCCGTGCATATCGACTTTGAATCCACCGGCCGCAGGGCCTCGGCATCGCTGCTCAACGATGCCGGCGTTTCCGGCCGGTTGCCGCGCGGCCATACCGGCTGGGGCACGGTCGGTGGCGCCCTGGATACTGCCGGATATTAAAAGGAGAGAAACATGCCATTCAACATCAACACAAATGCACGAAACGCCCTGCTGGACGGGCTCTTGTCCAAATTCAACGGTCAATCATTTGAAATCAGGGACGGCGCCATGCCGGCCTCGGCCGACGATCCCCCGACAGGTAATGTCCTGGCGTCTTTCGTCATGGGGAATCCCGCGTTTGGTGCTGCTGCAAACGGCCGTTCAGTCATTAGTTCACAGATCCAGGATACCGCGGCGGATGCCACGGGGACTGCCGGATGGGCGCGCCTTTTCGCCTCATCGGGCGAACGAATGGATTGGCCTGTCATGCAGAACAAGTCAATCAGTGGCGCATCTCAAGCCAACCCGTGCCAGATCACATGCGTGGGTCATGGGTTCACCACGGGAGACAATATCCTGATAACGGGTGTGGTCGGCATGGTCGAGATAAATGACATGATTCATACGATCACCGTAACAGGCGTTGATACGTTCACACTGGACGGTGTTGATTCAACGGCCTATGGGGTCTACGTGAGTGGCGGCAAGGCTGTCCTGGCCGGCTATCTGGGAATGGACAATCTGAGCATCCAGTTGGGTGGTCAGGTGACCATACCGAAGATTGTGCTGGAGCATCCTGCTTGATTGGATCAGCGATCACGCTGCCGCTGCGAATCCCGGCTGTTTCAAAATCGAGACAGCTGGACATTCTGGAAAAACTGCATGCGGCGGCAATCGCCGAACACAATTATTACGGATCCATGTTCATGGCCGGCGCCGTCACAAGGCAGGAATGGTCTGATTATGAAGACACGCATGACGCCATATTGAAGGCCATAAGGGTGAAAAGGACCTTGATCAATGCCGTTTGAAATCCTCTCCGGATACACGAAATCCGATCCGAACGGGTACATCCTTTTTCCCGCCGCAACGCCGGCCGGATCGATGGCCTCCGCGGACATCAATGCGCCTGCGGATTCGGATGCCGAGGCCATCCTGTACAAGGATGCCACGGCCGGGCATTTCGTGCGGAATACCGGCTGGACTCACCTGTTTACGTTCAGATACACGGACACGACCGGCAATGGCAAGTGCTTCGGGATGTGCTATAGCAACAATATCGGCGACTTCCGGACACACAAGAACAACGGCTGGCCGGGTTGCGGCATCCAGTTCCAGTCCGACGGGGCCGGCAAGGTGGACATCAACGTGTTTACAGCCGGCGCCAATATGAAGGGCAACGGCGTTACCGGCGCGTTTAACGAGAATACGGTTGTCTACGGCAAGATCGTGGTGGATGCCAACAACGTCACCGTGTTTTTCTATTCGGATGCCGCCAGAACGCAGCAAATCGCCACGGACACGGTGGCCCATGATGCCGGGGAACCGGCCACGTATCAGTATTTCTATGCAATGTCGAATGAAAACAAGGGTTCGACCGGCCGCGAATGGGGCTTTGAGATCTGGGACGTGGATCTTCAGGAGGTGTCGTACCAGGTCACCGAAACGCTACAGGATTCTGCCGGCGTCGCCCTCGCGGACGGCATCAATGTCGTCGCTGTGGAGGCCAGTACGTTTGCGTCCGGGCAGCTCAATGTTGTTGGGAGCGCGGCCATCGCCGGAGGTGCCGGATCCGTAACCATAACCGTGACGACAGGTAACGACGTGATGCTCATTCCCGATCCGGTGAACGCGTCCATGCCGCCCGGCAGTGTCGCCCTGAAAGAGACCGTGATCGCCGGACCGATCACGCCGACGGTGGTATAAATGGTCTGGTTCACCAGAGATCCGAAACAGGGCACAAACTGGCGCACCCACGATGCCGGCGCGCAGGGCGGCGCCGCAGCCAGGTCAATCGATTCCAGTTTAATCCAGACCAGTCAGGCGTCCCTGACGGCAGCCGGCGTCATGATTGCCGCAACGATGCTCAGCGTGCAGGCCGGGGACGTTTCCACGGCCCGGGCGGCGTCACAGGTTGGCATCCGGTCATCGGTATCGCAGGCGGATCAAACAGGCGCGGCGGCGGTTCACGCGCAAATCGACGGATCCTCCGTTGTTGTCCAGGAGAATCAGGTCGGCAGCGGATTCATTGCCGCGTCTGTGTCCGCCGGCATGTCCGGGCCGCAGGAACCGGACGCCGGCCAGGCGGCGGCAACTCTCAGGGCGCGCCTCTCCTGGCCCGCAACCCAGGCCGGCGATACGGGAATAAGCGCCGCTTCGGGAGTGATCGCTGCCGGCATGGACTCGACCCAGGCCGGGGATGGCGGGCAAACAGGCGCGGCCGTAACTGCCGGTATTGGCTCAAACGTCTCCCAGGGCGCTAACTCCGGGCAAACAGAGGCTGTCGCGGAAAGCCAGGCCATCCTGGCAGCCGTCCAGGCCGGTGATTCGGGCCATATCACGGCAATCATTGGTCAGGTCCGCACCGCGGATTCGGACATTACGCAGGCTGGCAACATCGGCGTAACGGATGGCGTATCAACCATCTCCGCAAGCATGGCATCAGCGCAGGCGGGTGATACGGGGACAAGCGCCGCTTCGGGAGTGATCGCTGCCGGCATGGACTCGACCCAGGCCGGTGATTTGGGTCATATCACGGCAATCATTGGTCAGGTCCGCACCGCGGATTCGGACATTACGCAGGCTGGTAACGCAGGTGTAACGGATGGCGCATCAACCATCTCCGCAAGCATGGCATCAGCGCAGGCAGGCGATAGCGGCGCCGTCTCCGCATACCGCGCCGAGGGCCGATGCCTGGTATTCAGGGCCAGGGGAAGAAACCTCATTGCAAGACCCGGCGAGAGATGGACGGTGATAAGGGCAGAGGGGGCGTAGATGAGCAAGGCGCTTGAGAAAGAGGTTGGAGAAAGCCGGCTGTATGACATCGACATGCACGATGTCCTCGCAGGCGGCCGGAAAACGCCGCACAATATCCAGACGGTGCAATCGGTTACGGCGACGCCGGCAGGGCTGACGATCGGCCCGCCGTCAACGGATAACAGGCAGCTGGTGCGGGCCAACTTTTCAGGCGGCGCGGATGGCGTGCGTTACAAGATCAAGGTGGTGGTGGATACGGCTGAAGGCGATACCGGCGTTGTCGGCTACGCCTGGATGGACGTGAGGGCCGACGTTTCGTGAGGCAGGCTCAACCTTCCGTGGTCTCAGGGGTGTTAAGGAAGCCGTTTGCCGAACAGGTGGCGTTTTTTCGCGGCAAGCTCGGCAAGCTCGTGCCGACCCGGCGATGGGATGATATCAAGCGTGCCGGGCACGATACGGCGTTCATGGTGGCCGGAGCGCAAAAGGCGGATCTGTTGACCGACCTGGCCGCCGCCGTGGATCGAACGATTTCGGAGGGGAAGAGCCTCCAGGCGTTCCGCAAGGATTTTCACTCCATTGTCGAGCGCCGCGGCTGGCACAACTGGACCGGCGAGACCACGAAGGCCGGTCGGAACTGGCGCACACGCGTCATCTACCAGACCAACGCATCCACATCCTACGCCGCAGGCCGGGTTGCCCAGCTGCGAGAAGGCGGCTTCAGGTTCTGGATATACAAGCACAACGATTCCGTCGCCCATCCCAGGCCCCTGCATCTGTCATGGGACGGCATCACGTTGCCAGGCGACCATCCATTCTGGAACACACATTCGGCTCCGAACGGCTGGGGCTGTCGCTGCTACCTGCTTGGCGCCAGATCCGCCGCCGGGGCCAGAAGGCTTGGAGGTGACCCGGGCAGGAAGCTGAATCCGTCCTGGAACAAGCTTGATCCCAAGACGGGCGCGCCGGTGGGCATCGACAAGGGCTGGGACTATCAGCCGGGAGATACTGTTAGTGATACGGTAAGGGCTATGGCGCGTAAAACACAGCAGTGGGAATACGTGCTTGCCAAAGCCTACATGCAAGGAGTGCCGGAATCCGTGCGTGATGATCTCGCGCGATCATACCGTGAACTTCCGTCCGTTGCGGATGATGTGCGCCGATATGCCCAGGCCGTGCTTGCGGGCCGTAAGGTGCCGGAATACAGAACGATGGGGCTGCTTACATCGAAAGACGTGGCGCAGGTCGCTCAACTTGTGAAAGGACTCGATGTGTCGCTATATGACTTCGCCCTGGACAGGTTCGCTCCACGTCATGTGCTTAAAAAGCATGGCAACACCAAGGTGGAAGCAGGGCGCGGCCAGAGATCTGTCACTGCTCATGACTTCAGCTTGATCACGGTCGTCCTGAATGATCCTGACGAAATAGGCTATAGCGGAAAATCGGATGTGGGGCATCCGGTAATCAGATACCGCAAACGGATTCATGATGACCTTTATACCGTGACGTTCGAGGTGAGGAAGAAGCGAAGAATGCTGGCATTGCAGAGTTTATGGATAAAGAAAGGCCGTTGATCCGTCCCGAAACCTGAACGTCCGTAACGATCATGGTATGAGCATGACGGTCGCGTGCCCGAATCAACGGCCAAGGAGAATATAGACCATGCCCGATGGCTTTATCAAGATTGAGGTCGATAATCGGAGAATCAAGGCTGCATTGAAACGCCTGGCAGACGCGGGAAAGGATCTCGAGCCGGCCCTGCGGGATATCGGCGAGTACATGATCAACGCCACAAAGGAGCGTTTTGCGCGCAGTGAAGCCCCGGACGGAACGTCCTGGGAGCCAAACATGCCGTCCACGCTGTCGAGAAAGAAAGGCGACAAACCGCTGATCGGCGAGTCGAAGCGGCTGTCCAGCGAGATCAGCTACGCACTTGCCGGCGACGAGGTGGAGATTGGTTCTTCACTTGAATACGCCGCAGTTCAACAGTTCGGTGCCGACAAGGGAGAATTCGGCTACACATCACGCGGGGCACCCATCCCCTGGGGAGATATTCCGGCCCGGCCGTTCCTGGGCATCAGCGACGCGGACGAACAGGAGATCTTGGCTATTATCGGCGATCATATTATGAAATCCGTTGAATGAGGCGCTCAGATCGATTCTAGGGGCCTCGCTCCCCGTCCCGGCTACAAGGACACCCGGAAAAGCGAAACTCGATTTTTAAACGTGGTTTAAACGGGTTCTGACTGAAGTTTACAGGCAGGGTCAGGCGCATCTCTCCCGTATCGAAAGATTTCCGGGCGACAGGTGGAAACGTTTCAGGTTGATGCCGTGACGGGCAGGCATAATCTCACCGGCGTATGGAGAAGCGGACAGCGCTGATCGCGATAAACGCCAATGATCCGACGTGTCAGATCGATGCGGATACGGTGGTTTGCTCTCTCGATCCCTCCGGCATCAACGCGGATTCACGGGAACAGCTGATTCAGCTCATTCCGGCCGGACCGGATGGCATCATCTCAGGCGTTGACGGCCGCTCATGGGTCATGGACGCCGAGGCCATCATCGCCAATGCCAGGGCAAGCAAGACCGATTTCCCGATCGACTACAACCACGCATCGCTGGACGCGCGCAAGACCGGCGCCAGGGCCCCGGCCGCCGGCTGGGTGGACCGCACCACGCTGGAGGCGCGGCCGGACGGAATCTACGGCCTCGTCCGCTGGAACACGCCGGCCATCAAGCACCTGACCGAGAGGGAGTTCCGGTACACGTCCCCCGTCTTCACTTTCGACCCCAGGACGCGGAAAACGCTGGCCTACAGGGGCAGCGGCCTGACCCATTATCCCAACCTGGGAGAACTCAAACCTGTGGTGAACGCCCGGGATCCAAAGGAGAACAACATGAAAAAACTGATTGAGCACTTGCGCCATTTTCTGAACCTGCCGACCGCATCAAACGAGCAGGATATCGTCAACGAGCTGCACAAGGTTATCGCACGGATCGGCAGCGTGGCCGTCAATGCGAACCTGGATGACAAGGCGACATTGATTGACGCCGTGGAGGCGATCGAGGCGCATGTGGCCAGGTTGAACGAGCAGGTTGCGGCCAACAGCAACACCCCGGATCCGAACGCATTCGTGCCGCGCGCCGAGTTCGACAACGTGTCGGCCCAGCTGAAAGCGCTGACCGACGCAGCGGAGAACGCGCGCGTGGAGCAGGCGGTCAATTCCGCCCTGGAGGCGGGAAAGATCACGCCGGCATCGCTGGACTGGGCCAGGGATTACTGCCGCAAGGATCCGGAGGGCTTTGAGCAGTTCGTGGCCAATACGGCCCAGATCCTTCCGTTGGGCGAATCCTCCTCGGGAGGGGATCGCGGCGGCATGGCCCTGAGCGAGGAGGAGCAGGCGGTTTGCAGCCAGCTTGGCCTGGATCCGGAGGAGTACAAGAAAACCAAGCAGGCCCAGAGCGCCTGAACCAAGGAGATTGAATCATGGCATTGACAGCAGACAGAAACACTCCGGCCCGTGACGGCAACCAGCTTTCCGTCCCGGTTGAGGCGGCAACGAAGATTTACGCGGGGAGTCTGGTGGCCGTGAACGCGGCCGGCAACGCGGTTCCGGCAGCCGACGCGGCCGGCCTGACGGTTCTCGGCATGGCAGAGGGCCAGGTCGACAACAGCGCCGGCGCCGCGGGAGACAGGCGGGTATCCGTTCGCCGCAGACGGACCTTCAAGTTCGCCAACAGCGCAGCAAATGCTCTCACGGCGGCCGATGTCGGCGGGGACGCCCTCGTCGAAGCGGATGACATCGTTGCCAAGGTGAGCACCAACGGCATTGTGGCCGGCAAGGTCATCGAGGTGGACGCCACCGGCGTCTGGGTCGAAATTCAGTAGCAAAATCAAGGAGACAATGAGATGAAGAAGATGTTTAAATCATTCGCAATTTACGCCGTGCTCGTCGTTGCCGCGATCATGTTTTCGGGCGGCGACCAGTCCTTTGCCGCCAACCTGGACACGGATGCGCTGGCAGGCCTGGCGATTGGTGGCCTGGTGGTTAACCAGGCCACGTTGCAGGCGGCACAGACATCGTTCAACACGCTGTTCCAGAACGCCTTCGACAAGGTTCAGGCCTTCTGGCAGATCGTGGCCATGCCCGTACCGAGCAACACCAGCGCCAATGATTACAAGTGGCTGGGACAGTTGCCTGGCCTGCGCAAGTGGCTGGGAGACAAGGTTGTTCATAACCTGATCGCACACGGCTACTTTCTGCCGAACGAGGATTTCGAACTGACAATCGGCGTCAAGCGAAACGATATCGAGGATGACCAGCTTGGCGTCTACAACCCTCTCTTTTCCAACATGGGAGACGCCGCCGCCCGACATCCGGACGAACTGGTGTGGCCGCAACTGGTCGAGGGATTCAATGCCGGCCAGGGGTTCGACAAGGTTCCGTTCTTTTCCACGGCGCATCCGGTCAACGGCATCAACGCCGATGACGGCACGTATGCCAACCGGCCGGCCGTCCTCGGATCAGGCGAGCCCTGGTTCCTGATGGATGATTCACGACCGGTCAAGCCGATGATTTTCCAGCGCCGCAAGGACTACGGCTTTGTGGCCCAGACCGATCCGCAATCGGACAACGTGTTCAATCGTGCCGAGTTCCTGTACGGCGTCGAGGCCAGGGTTGCCACGGGCTACGGCCTGCCGCAGCTGATCTACGGCTCGCGACAGCCGCTGGATGCGGCCGCATACGAGGCCGCGCGCCTGGCCATGACCAGCCTGAAACGCGTGGACGGTACGCCGCTGGCCATCAGGCCGAGGACGCTGATTGTCGGCGAAGGCAACTTCAAGGCGGCCAACATCCTGGTCAAAAACGAACGCGACGCCGCCGGCGCCACCAACCCGTGGCTGGGAAGCGCCGAGGTCAGGAAGGTCGACTACCTGACCGGCGTCTGACAGGCAACCGGGCAATAAAAAATGGCGGAGCATGGACGCTCCGCCATTCAATCCCAGGAGGAAAACATGGCAATTAAAATCAAGGTAAAACCATCGAACGGTCTGGATATCCCGGGTGTCGGGCATCTTCCCTGCGGCGAGCATGAGGTTGACCTGGACGCCAAAGACCTGAAAGGCGCCGAAGGCGTCTCGATCGTGAAACCTGCCAGGCCGGCACAGGGCAAGCCCGCCGCGAAGCAGTCCTGATCCCGGGCGGATGGATTAGAATGCCCTACGCCACATTGCAGGATCTGATCGACCGCTACGGTGAAGATGAGCTGATCGAGCGCACCGACCGATTGGATCCGCCCGCCGGAGTTATCGACGTGGCCATTGCCAACCAAGCGCTGGCCGATGCCGACGCGGAGATCGACGGGTATTTGCAGTCGCGCTACCAGTTGCCGCTGGCCAATCCGCCGGCGGTGCTGAAGCTGGCTGCCTGCAAGATCGCCAGGCATAACCTCTATGACGATGCCGAGACCGAAAAGATCGCGAACGACTACGCGGAAGTCCTCGCCTGGCTGAGAGGGATCGCCAAGGGTGTGTTCAGCCTCGGGCCGGCCACTGACGGTACGACCGCGCCGGAGACGGACGGACCGAAAACGCAGGGGCCGGGCAGAACCTTTACCCGTGAAGGGCTTCAGGTTCTGTGATCACCACCGTACAGGAGGCAGCCATCGCCGCGCTTGCGGCCATCCCCGGCGTCGCCCAGTGCAAACCGTATGACGGTCAGTTCAGTGGTGGCACGACAAGGAAAGTTGCGGTCAAGGCGCCGGCCATCTTCGTGGCGGTCCTCTCCGCTGTTCCGGACGCGGATCCGGGAACGGACCAGCTGGATCTGAAATGCCGCTTCGCAGCCTATGTGCTGGCCAGGAACGCGCGGGGCCATGCGGCCCGCGGCGCCGATTGCGTCAACCTGGCCGAGCGGGTGGCGCTGACAATCCACCAGAACCAGTGGGGTCTTTCCGGCCTGTCGATGGCGGTCGTCGAGCGTCTGGACAGCCTCAGCAACAATATCGCGGACAAGGCGGGCTTCGCCCTGTGGGGGATCCCCTGGCAGCAGACGGTTCGCCTGGGCGCCTCCGTCTGGGACGGTGCCGGCGTCATCCCCACCGAGGTTTACCTGGGCGTTACGCCCAACATCGGCCCCGGCCACATCCCCGATTATTGGAAAGTAAATTGAGCACGGATTTTCAGGATCTCCTTTCTCTGGGCGAGACCGATCGCCGTCACGGTTCGTCGTTCCGCGTCGGCGTGATCGAGGAAGCGGATTACCCTGCACGGAGAGTTCGCGTGCGGATGGCGGCCGATGCCCTGACCGGATGGCTGCCGTTCGCCGCGATCCGGGCCGGCGCGCTGCGCGTCTGGAGTCCGCCGTCGATCGGCGAGCAGGTCATGATCGTGGCGCCTGCCGGCGATCTGAACCGCGGCGTCGTCATGCCAGCAATCTATCGCGACCTGTTCCCGGCGCCGAGTGATGATCCGAACCTGGACATCCTGATATGGGACGACGGGTCACAGGTCTCCTACCACCGGGGATCAAAGCAAATGAATCTTCATTCCGTTGGGATCATCCGCGCCACGGCGCCGGATGGCATCTTCCTGAACTGATGCCTCAGGTTGCTCGCCTGGGAGATACGTCGGATCACGGCGGCGTGATCATCTCCGCTTCCGACGACGTGTTCGCCAACGGCATCGGCGTGGCCCGCCTGGGCGACCTGCACGACTGCCCGATCCCCGGACACGGCGTCACGCCGATCGTCACCTCCAGCGAAAAAGTCTTCGCCAATGATCGCGGTGTGGCCCGCATTGGCGACCAGGCAGCCTGCGCGGCAACCATTGTATCCGGCTCGCCGAACGTGGAGGCCGGATGACCGCCCTGATCGATTTCTCCACGCTGCCGGCGCCGCGGGTTATCGAGTCGCTGGACTACGAGGCGATCCGTGCGGCGATGCTGGACGATCTCAAGGTGCGGCTGCCCGAATGGACGGCGGACCTGGAGTCGGATCCGGCGGTGAAAATCATCGAGGTGGCCGCCTACCGGGAGCTGCTGCTCCGGCAACGTGTGAACGACGCGGCATCGAGCGTCATGATCGCCTACGCGGTCGGTTCCGACCTGGACCAGATCGGCGCCATGTTCAACGTGACGCGACTGGCTGGAGAGACTGACGAGGCATACCGGGCACGCGTGCAACAGGGATACAGCCTGCTGGCGGCTGCCGGCCCGGCCAACGCCTACCGGGCGCACGCTATGGGCGTGGACGCCTCGATCGTGGACGCCTCCGTCACATCCCTGGCGCCGGGCCAGGTGACCGTGACCGTCCTGGCGCCGCAATTTATTGCACCAGCCGAGGCCACGGCCGATGAGATCGCTGCCGGAGGGGCTCTTTTTTCCTCTCTCCTTCCTCCCACCGACAGCGTTACAATTATAGCCCGCAACGACGCGCCGATCATGGACAGCGTACGGCAGGCGCTCAATGCCGAGGATGTTCGTCCGTTGACCGATTCGGTGTCCGTACGTCAGCCGACGCTCAAAACGTTCGACATCAGCGCCGTGCTGACCGTCTATCCCGGACCGGACCAGACGCTGGTATTGAATGACGCGCAGGCTGCCCTGGACGGCTACCTGGCGTCCATCAGGCGCATGGATTACGACGCCACGCGTGCCGGCATCATCGCCGCCCTGACCGTTGCCGGCGTCCAGAACGTGGAGCTCTCCTCTCCGGCGGCGGACATCGTCACCGGTCCGCTGGATCTGGCCGTCTGCCTGACGCAATCCGTAACCATCGGCGGCGTTGATGTTTAGAAAAACGGGGACAGTTTCACTTTTTCCGGTTTCCGGCCATGCCGGGGAAGAAAGTAAACTGTCCCCGCTTTTCGTCGGGCACGGACGTTCCCGAGCGGATGGCTTAAATGTCTGATCTGTTACCCCCGAATAAAACGCCGTTTGAATCGGCGTTAAGCCAGGCTGTATCAGCCGGAGCCGCCACCGATCCGGCCACGATCAAGCAGCTCTATCGCCCCGCATCGATACCTGCCCGCCTGTTGCCGTGGCTGGCCTGGGGCCTGAATGTCCCTGCCTGGCCCGATGACGACAAGGTGCGGCGCGGCATCACCTCCGCCTCGTGGAACCTGCACCGCCGCCAGGGCACGGAGTTCTGTTACAAGGCTATGGCCCGCTGGATGGGGGCCGAAGTCGTGCGGACGATCACGCCTCCGGCCAAGACCTTCTGCGCGCCATCCATGACGCAGTCGGAGCGGAACAGGTTTCTCAATCGTATGCCTCAGCTCAGGCTGTTCAGCTATCGCGACCAGGGAAGCAGGTCCGCCGGCCAGGCGATGCTGTGGGAAGACATACCGGTTGCTGCGGCCGGCCGCGGCATGTTCCCGATGCAGAGCGATGCGGCTGCCAGGTTCGGCATTCGCGCATTTCGTTGGGACCGGGGATCCGAGACGCCTCTGAAAACGGTCGAGCGTAAAACATCACTCGAGGAAAAAGACGCTGTGACCATTTCAGAGGTGCGTGAGCCCGGAAACAAGGGTCACGCGACATGGTGTGGCGGTATCCCGGACTTCATCGTTACCGGCACGGCGGGGCAGAGAATTTTCACCCTGCAACTGGATACGCCCTACATCGATCGCATCGAAACATTGCACAAGCATGCCGTCACACCCGGCCTGGATCCGGTCTCCATCCGCTACGATATGGTGGCGGAGCGGGGCTCCCGCAGATCGATACTGCTGGACGGCAGCTACATCGGTGAGATCGCCTCCCGATCAACCGCGCCGGACAGGCTCTACAAACGTCTCTACCTGTTCGATCCGGCCAGGACCCTGGAGCCGCGAGGCATGAGCACGCATCTTGGGGGCGTAAGACTCGGCATGCCGCCGTATCACGCCGAGGTGGCCGTCCGGATATCCCGGCGAGCCTCTGCGGCGCTTGTGGGCCGGTATATCCGCGGCTATCTGCCGAAAGCGGACAAGAAGCATTATCACGCCGTGCTTGACGCCTTGAAGTTTGCCAGGCGGGAGGCGGACAAAATCATGATCCGGACGCGCACCAAGGCGGTCGCGGCAGCCCGGCGCACCATCAAATCAGGCCAGATCGTCAGCGGCCAGTGGATAGGAGTCCAGTAATGGAGAAACAGGTTATTTTCCGTGATCAGCAGGAGTTTCAGGCGGCGGATCCGAACAATCTGCAGACGTATGTAGCGGACAGCATCCAGCATATCGTCTCGGACGCGATTTCGAACGGCCTGCACTATACCGGGTTCGACACATCCAAGAGCGCGGGAAGCAGCACGAAGGTCGATGTGGCCGCCGGTCGGCTCTTTGACGGCGGCAAGGTGTATGTCAGCGAGCAGGTGTCAACACTGGACCTGTTCAATCACCTGCCGGTCACGACCAAGAAAAAGGTCGCGGTGGTCGTCTGGGGTCAGGAAACGGACACCAACGTCGAACCCCGTGATTTCCTGGTCGATCTCGCCGCCGGCACGACCGAGCCGCAAGCCGTCGCCATGCAGCGGTTGCGGCAGGCAGTCGTCAACGTCCTGCCCGGCACCGAGTCCGCCGATCCGCAGCCGCCGACGGTGCAGGCCGGATCCCTGGCGGTCGCCATGATCACGCTGGATCCCACCGGCATCACCCTGATCGAGATGCAGACGGCGGACAAGCTGCCGAACTCGAACGACCAGGAACAGCGCCTCCAGGCGCAGGAGACATGGAAGGAGCAGGCGGAACCCAGGATCGGGTCCATCGCTACGGACCTTGCCGCCCTGGCCAACAAGACGGCCAACCTGGCCGAGCGCAAATCAATCATCGAGATCTCCGGCGATGTAGCCCGGCTGAAGGAAAAGCTGGGTCTGCCCAGTGCCTACGCCAGCTATGACGCGGACTACTTTGGCGACCTGACGGACACGGACCCGGCCGCTGCGGGTTATTCCGCCCTGGTCAATAACGGCCTGCTCTTCCCGCATGCCAGCGAACTGCTGGCGCCTCTTGAGCTTTTCAATCCCAATGATCCGAATGTGATCCGGTCCGCCTCCGGACTGGTCCTGCCGAAATATACCAGCAAGGTCCGTCTCCGGACTGTCGGCTATGCCGGCGATATTTCGCTGTCGCAGTACCAGTCCCAGGCACTGAATTACTACAAGTTTCTGACCAACCGGTGGAATCACCATTACGGACTGACCTGGAACATGTACCAGCAGTGGTATTCGCGCTGGTACTGGACCTACCATCCCACTCGTCGTTTCAACCTTGGCGACAACTACTGGGATGACCGCGACGTTGATCCCTACCGCCCCGATGTCACGCCGACCTCCGTCAACGGCTCTCTCCTGGCCCAGACCATTCTGGTGCCGAATGCCATGTGGCTGACGCAGATCGGCCTCCAGTTTACCCAGATCGGCGCCACCGGAGATGTGCACGCAATCGTCTGCGAAACGGTAGGCGGCAAGCCGGACCTGAACCGCGCGGTGACAGACGTGACTATTCCGCAGGCAAATCTGCAAGCCTATCCGGCAGAGACGACCGTAGCCATTCCGCCGGCGCTGCTGGATGCCGGCAAACGGTATGCGCTTGTCCTGATCACCCAGGGCGATCACCGGGTAGCCGTGGTCTCCGGCAACAACTACACCCAGGGCACGCTGTTCAACGGCACGGACGGCGACTACTTCGTGGCGGACCTGACCAAGGACCTGATGTTCACGTTCTACGGCGCGGAGTTCTCGCAGGCCAGGACCGAGGTGGATCTGCAGTCCGTATCACTTGCCGGCGGCATCTCGGATCTGGATATCGTCACGGAGCAGGTTGTCCCCGAAGGCACGGAACTGCACTACGAGATCCAGGTTGACGGCAAATGGTACAGGCTGGATGACGGCGTGGATCATCTGGCCGGCGCGCCGGCCATCATCCCGCTGCGCGCCGTCTTCCTCGGCACGAGCGATCTGGCGCCGGCATTCACTGCCGGCATCGACAGGCTGACGGCCAGCAAGTCCGCCGATGCGTTTATTCACTACTCGGCGCAGCGCACGCTGGCAGCGGCGTCCACGAATATCACGGTCGAGGTTGTCGCGCACAACTACAATGCGGCGAATCACTCCCTGGTGGCCTCTCTGGAGGATGCCGGTGCAAGCACGCCGGCATCGCTGACAGAGACGTTTGCGGAGGAAGGAGGCGCGACAAGGTTCAGGTTCACCTTCGCGCCCAGTCCCGGCCTGACCACGTACCAGGTGAAGCTTACCGGTTCGAAGAACGCCGGAACGGCGCCGTTTACCGTAACGGAGCGGATCGATGTCGCGCAGTAAGGCGATCCGGATCAGCGACGGCAAGAACTACCGCGTCAAGCTCAGGGAGCCGGTCGAGGTCCTGGGCCGCACGCTTTATCCCGGACGGGATCTGATCATTCGCGGCGATCTGCTGAAGACGATCAAGGACAAGGTTGAGGATGTCCACGCAGTTTGAACGCTACCGCTTCAGAGATGGGCGGACGCTTCTGAACGAACGCACGTTCAATCCGATCTTCCGGGATATCGATCTGCGGATTGCCGCGCTGGAACAGGTGCAGGCATCGTGGGAAGCGGCGGTCGAACTGCTGACCACCCAGGGGCTGCTCCGGATCAACGAGACGATCCAGCCGACACTGGACACGCTGAACGCGGACGTGGCCGCGGCCCAGGCCCTGCTGGACGCCTTGCCGTCCGTGGCAACGCAGGCCGATATCGCCAAGCCGACGGCCGAGTCAATCACGTACGATGCGAACGGCAACGTGATCCAGGTGGTAGCCACCGTGAACGGCGTTGCCCGCACCACGGACATCACCTATGACGCGAACGGCAACGTGGACACCGTGACCATTAATGACGGGACCGTGCTCCGGACCGAGACATACACCTATGACGCGAACGGCGTGCTGACCGGCATGACCGCGGTGGAGGTGTAATGAGCCTGCAGGCCGTGATCACGAATCTTGCGAACAAGATCAAGACCGATGTCGGCACGCTGCTGACGCGGCTAACCGCGGCCAGGGCCGCGAAGCTGGACACCGTGCCCTCCACGGCCCAGTGGACGAACGCCAGGGCCGCGAAGCTGGACACCGTGCCCTCCACGGCCCAGTGGACGAACGCCAGGGCGGCCAAGCTGGACAACCTGGATGCGCCGGTCAGCGCCGCCGGGATTAAATCCGTCCAGCGCGGAACCATAGGGGCGCCGTTGTATGTCAGTCCTGGTGTGTACCGAACGGACATCACGATTGCGGCGGTGAATATGAGCAAGGCGTTTGTCCTGTTTTCGCCAACACCAGGCGCCAGCAGCACCGGGTCTCCCACGACACGGGCTGAATTGCTGAACAGCACAACCCTTCGAATCACAGGATCGTCGAGCGGGTACAGCGCCGGCGGCGCCTGGCAGGTGGTGGAGTTCAACTGATGTTTTACGCGCACCTTGACCCGAACAATATCGTGATCGGCGTATCGCAGCTTACGGATAAGGTGACGCGGCCGGACATGATCGAGATCCCGGCCTGCGACGATTCGCTGGTCGGCCAGATGTGGGACGGCACAAGCTTCGTTGCCGCGCCCCCGGATCCGGTCCTTGCCATCACGCTGGACGCGTCAGTCACGACCGTGGGCGGCACGGTAACGGCAACGGCCGAGGTGCGGCAGGGGGGCAATCTTGTTCCGCTGGATGGCACCTATTACGTGCCGGTGATCGGTATCGACGGACGCATGGACCAGATGCTGACCGTGAACTTCGCCGGCGGCCAGGCCACTGTGCCTGTCACCTTTGGCCAGGCAGGAATCTACACGCTGGACATGACGAAGATCCGGCCCAAACCCTCGGCCGCGTTATCCGAGAGTCCGGAAGTGATCGTCACATAAGGAGTGCGCCATGCCCGAATACGTTGTGAAGAAACCTTTTGACAACCACGCCAGGAAAGCCTTGGTGGAGATGCCCGAACGCCAGGCCAAGTGGCGGCTGCTCTCCGGTCATCTTGTCCAGAAACCCGAAAAGAAAAAGGCCGGCTCAAAGACAGCCGGCAACAAGGAGTAAGCCATGCCTGAACAATTTTTACATGGAATCGAAGTTGTCGAGATCGATGATGGTATCCGATCGATCCGCACCGTTAAAACCAGCGTCATCGGCCTGGTGGGCACGGCCCCCAAGGGCCCGGTCAATACGCCCACGCTGATCGCCGGATCGCGCCGCGAGGCGGTGAAGCAGTTCGGCAAGGGAATCGGCACCATCCCGGACGCCCTGGAGGCCATCTTTGACCAGGCAGGGGCGATGGTGGTGGTGATCAATGTGCTGGATCCGGCCGTTCACAAGGTCGCGGTGGCGCCGGCGGACTACGTGTTTGACGCCACGCTCGACACGCTGACGCTTCCCGATGCCTACAACCTGAATGTGGTGGTAAAGAGCCAGGACCTGGCCACCACCTACGTCGAGGGCACGGATTACACGATTGACACCGATACGGGCGTCGTGACCAGGCTTGCCACGGGCGGCATCGCCGCCGGCGCCACGGTCAATATCGGCTACGACAAACCCGACGATACGGCTGTCGTGCTGGCCGACATGGTCGGCGGCGTCGATGCGGCCACGGGCGCCTATACCGGCGTGCACGGACTGGAGGCCAGCAACACCGCCCTTGGCCTGACACCACGCCTGCTCATCGCGCCAGGCTGGTCACATCAGCAGGCCCTGGTGAGCGAGATGCAAGGCATCGCCGACCGGCTCAAGGCCGTCATTATCGCCGATGGCCCGAACACCACGGATGCGGATGCCATCGCATACCGGAACCTCTTTGGTTCGGCGCGTGTGTACATCGTGGATCCGCACGTCCAGGTGTTCGATCCGAACATCAACGATTATGTGAGCCAGCCGATGTCCCCGCGGGTGGCCGGACTGATCGCCAGGAGCGATAACGACCGCGGCTTCTGGTGGAGCCCGTCGAATCTGGAAATCAACGGCATCTCCGGCGTCGACCGGCCGATCGACTTCGCCTTCGGCGACGCCAACACACGTGCCAACTACCTCAACGAGAACGAGGTGGCAACGGTCATCAACCAGGAAGGCTACAGGCTCTGGGGCAACCGCAACTGCAGTTCGGATCCCAAGTGGGCTTTCCTGTCCGTACGGCGAACTGCCGACATGATCAACGAGAGCCTGATGCTGGTGCACCTGTGGGCCGTGGACCGCAACATCACGCGCACCTATATCGAGGATGTGGTCGAGGGCGTGAACGCCTACTTGCGCCATCTTCAGGAGGTCGGAGCCATCCTGGGCGGCAGGTGCTATGCCGACCCTGACCTGAACACGCCGGATCAGATTGCCGACGGCAAGGTCTACTTCGACTTCGAATTTACCCCGCCGTACCCGGCCGAGCACATCACATTCCGCTCGCACCTGGTCGGTGATTATCTCACGGAGGTTGTTGCATCATGATTGGAGACGTACTCAGAAATATAAATCTGTTTGTGGACGGCCGCGGTTACGCTGGCAAGGTCGAGGAAATAACGCTGCCCAAGCTCACGGTAAAAACGGATGAGTTCCGGGCCGGCGGCATGGATTGCCCGGTCGAGATCGATATGGGCATGGAAAAGCTGGAGTGTGATTTCTCGCTCCGCGCCGTTGATGCCGATGTCCTGAAGCTGTGGGGCATTGTGCCGGGCAACACCCAGACCCGACTGACTTTCCGGGGCTCCCTGCGGTCCGAGGACGGGGTGGAAACCGGCGTCATCGCCAACATCGAGGGCAAGGTCAAGGAGGCGGATTACGGCGCCTGGAAGGCGGGCGAACCGTCCACGCTGAAGTGCGCCGTGGCATGCGTCTATTACAAGCTCACCCACGGCGGCCAGGTTATCCATGAGATTGATGTGCGCAACATGAAACGCATCGTCAACGGCCAGGACCAACTCGCCGCCATGCGCGCCGCCCTGGGGGTGTAAGGAATGGATAAGGCTGCCAGGGTCGATCTGAAGTACCCTATCGAAGTGGATGGAACGAAGGTCTCATCGCTGAGGATGCGCCGGCCCAAGGTGCGGGACATCCTGGCCACGGATGGCGCCGGCTCGGATGCCCGGAAGGAGCTACGCCTGTTCAGTAATCTGACTGAATTACCGCCGGAGGCGCTGGAGACGATGGATCTTGCTGATTACCAGGCGCTCCAGGAGGTCTACCAGGGTTTTTTGGAGGAACGCCGGCCGACTGCCGGCGGGCGGTAATGGTTTTGGCCCGTTATACGGGCTGGGGACTTAAAGAGATTTTGGAGCTTGAGACGGATGAGCTGGTGGACTGGCTTCAAACCATCCCGAAAGACGCGCCAGGGCGCGGAATGTAGTCACCAGCACCGCGGCCGGGAGCCAGGCCAGCCACCAGAACAGCCAGCCGAAAAAAAAGCCGACGAGCATGGTTGTGATTGAATCGATCCCGGAGGTGATGAGTTGCGTGACTGCAAACCACAAACCGAATGTGATGCCGAGGGCAAGGCGCCAGAAAGCGATTGCCATGTCGCCATGTTCGATCTCGGTGATCTCTTTGTGGATGGCGTAGGAAACCATGCCTAAATCCCTCGCTCTCGGTATCGTTATCGGGGCGTCCGTTGCCAGCAGCGTCGGCGGGTCCTTTAAGACGATCGAGGAAAAGAGCGCCAGGCTTGGCAGGGCGCTCAAGAAAGCCAGGCTGGGCGAGTCGCTTGCCTCCGATGTCATCAAGTATAAGACAACTCTCGATCAACTTAAAGCCCGGCAGGCTGCTCTCGGCTATTCCAGCGAGCGCCTGAATCGTGGCATTGCTGAAGTCAGCCGCCGATACAGGGAGGCCAAGCGAGCCGCGCGAAGTTACGGCATCCAAATCGGAGACGTAGTCCGCGAACAAAGACGCCTCAAGGATGCCGCCGAAAGAGCGGACCGGACGCTGAAAAGGATCGAACAACGTCAGCGAAACAGAGCCCTTCGGGGAGAGCTGCGCGGCAAGGCCCTGGGGATGATGGGCGCGGCCTATGCCTTAAGCAAGCCGGTCCGGGGGGCGATGGAGTTTGCAACAGCGAAGGTGCGTCTTCGCACGGTGATCAATGCCGAGGACACCGCCAAGGCCCTCAAGGAATCCAGCCGCCATGCATTGAATTTTGCCCGCAAGAGCCTGGCTACAGAAACTGAACTCATCGATATCGAGTATGCCCTGAATTCTGCCGGCCTGGAGGCCAGCGCCTCCAGGGTCGGCTCGGAAGTCGTGCACAGGGTGGCCACGATCACGAGCGGCGTGCCGGAAACAGTGGGCGAAGTCGTGGCGACTGTTTTCAACAACCTGGGCGGCAGCCTGGAAGGCGGCGTGCAGGAGCGGCTGACACGCATTGGCGAACTGTTGACCAAGACGCAGTTCAAGTTCCAGATCCGCGATTTCGGACAGCTCGGCGAATCGATGAAGCTTGCCGCTCCGGCACTCGCCCAGTACAACATGAACCTTGAGCAGGGGCTAACCCTGCTGGGTATGCTCAACACATCCGGGCTTCAGGGTTCAAGGGCCGGCATGGCCCTGGCAGCCACTTTCCGGCAGCTCTCCAAGGGGGCGGAAGAGTTTGGCTTCGGGATTGAAAGGGACGCCAGCGGAGGTCTGGACTTCATCGCCACCCTGCAGAACCTCTCCGATGTTATCGGCGGATTCGATAATCTGGATCAGGAAACGATCGACCGCCTGCAGAAAGCCTTTGGCGAAGAGGGCATCAGGGGCGTAGTCCTGCTTGGCCAGAAGCTCAAGGCTCTCAGACGCGCCCAGGATGACGTTGCTCAGGGATCCAGGAACATTATCGATAAAAACTATGAGCTGTTTCTGCAAGACCCGGCAGGGCAATGGAGCAAGACGACCAAAAACATCCGCCTCGTCGGAGATGCCATTGCAAACACGTTGCTGCCTGGCCTGAACATGGTGCTGGAGCCGCTGTCTTCCGGGGCTGCATGGGTCGGCAGGCTCGTTGAAGAGTATCCAGCCCTCGGCAAGGTGATCGGAGGCGCGACTGTTGGCTTTATTGGATTGACGACATGGACCGTAGCTGCCAAATACGCCGGCACGTTGCTTTCGGATGTATGGCTAACGGGAAAGGGTGTCCTTGATTTCTTCAGGATTTCAACGCTCCGGACCAATGCGGCTCTGCTTCTCTACAAGGCCCGCGTCATCGGTGCGGCCATCGCGACGCGAGCCTTCGCCCTGGGAGGCGCCCTGAAAAGCGCAGGCCCCATGCTTATGGGCCTGGCAACGAAAGTTATACCGATGGTGATAGGCGGCGTGCGTGCCATGTCGATCGCCTTCATGAGCAGTCCTGTTGGACTGATTGTTGGCGGCATTGCACTGGTTGCGGGTCTGGTGATCGCCAACTGGGAAAAGGTAAAGGGTTTTTTCCTGACAATATGGGAGCCGATCAAGCCGTATTGGGAGAAGTTTGTCGCATGGATTGGTGCAATCTGGGAGAAGATCAGCGACCCCTTCAAGCTGGTGGCCGAGTTCGGCAAAAAGATCGGGGGATCGATCTCAAGCTTCTTTGGCGGGGAAGAAGGCATCACTGTCAAGATGCAGCCCGTCATGCAACCGCTCAAGACTGCCGCTGCCGCAGCAACCATTGCGGCCTCGGCGGCCGTTTCGCCGGCGGCCGCTGCACCTCTACCGCCACTTAATATCAGTATTGGGGATATTATTATCCATGCAGCCCCCGGCATGGACGAGCGGTCCCTTGCCAGCCAGGTACGCGATCAGGTTGAGCAGGCGATGGCCGACAGCCTGTATCGCTATGAGGCCGAGCGGAGAGGACGGCTCTATGACTAACATAGACCTTTTCAACAGCTATACGGCCGATGTTCTAAGCCGCCTGTACGCCGCGTTTCCGGTGAAGGTGTCGCTCGATGTAAGGGTGTTGAGCGGGCACCAGGAAATCGATGATTACGGCGCTGTCATTACTCCGGACGGCCATCGGTCGAAAGAGGCGGAGATAGCCTTTGCGACGATCGAGTGGCTGATTGAGAGCGGCTATATACGCGCTGGAGGTAAACGGCCGCCGTTGGGGTTTACCGATTGTGTGCTGACCTCCTCCGGCCTCGATATTCTGAACGCCGTCCCGGATGGCGTCAGGTCCGGAGAGACCTGGGGCGGGCGACTGGCGCGGCTGGTCAGGGAGGGGTCGGTTGATCTTGCGAAAGAAGCTGTCACCGCATTGATCCGGAGCGGCCTCGATGGCTGAAATGATGATGGCGTTGGGAGATTACAGATTCTCCATCGACTCGGCTGCATATCAGCAGCTGCGACGCACCACCGAATTCCAGTGGCCTGACCAGAAGCGGTTATGGAACAATCCGGCGCTGCAATTCACCGGCCTGGGTAACGACGTAATTGTCCTGGAGGGATCTGTTTACCCTACCTATAAAGGCGGTTTGGAGCAGGTCGAAAAGATGCGTAAACAGGCCGGAGATGGCAAGCCCCTGGTCCTGGTTGACGGGCATGGAAACCATTACGGGCAGTTCAGCATCACGCGCATTGAGGAGACCCAGACCGTGTTCCTCGAAGGCGGCATTCCCAGAAAGCAGGAGTTCAGGCTGGAGCTGAAACGGTTCGGAGACGAGCATGCCTGACACGCTCTATCGCACCAATGATACCGACCGCCTGGACCTGATCTGCTGGCGCGTCTACGGTCATCTGGACAAGACGGTCGAAACCGTGCTGGCGCATAATCCGGGACTTGCGGACCTCGGTCCCGACCTACCAATGGGCGTTGAGATCAAACTGCCGGAGATCGCCAGGCGTACGGCCGGGCAAGGCAGGCCGCTGTGGCTCTGAGCGTTCCGGGTTACCGCCCTGGCTTCGTCATCGTCGCTGATGATGTGGACATCACCGGGGCGCTCATGGATCGCCTGGTAACGCTGCGTGCGGTCGATGAATCCACTGGCAGACCGGACACGCTGACGTTCACGGTTAATGACAAGGGCGGCAAGACGCCGATTCCTCCCCTCGGTAAAAAGCTGGAGCTATGGCTTGGTTACATCGAGCCGGAGGATACAATGCTCAAGGTCGGGACATATGCTGCAGACGAGTACGTGCTAACCGGCCCGCCGTTCCGGATGATTGTGCAGGCCACTGCGGCCAAGATGCTGACCGAAATGAAAGCGCCAAAGACAGCCACGTATCATGACACAACCATCGGCCGGATCATGGATGAGGTGGCTAAAAAATATAGCCTGGAGGCTATAACGGACAAGGCCCTGGCTGATGTTGTCGTTCCGCACCGTGACCAGACAGAGGAGTCGGATCTGAACTTTGTCACGCGCCTGGCGGAGCAGTATGGCGCCGTGGCCAAGCCTGCCTATGGAGAATTCCGTTTCGTCATGCGTAATGACGGGACAACGGCGGAAGTGAAATATCCCATCCAGGCGAAATGGATTACAAACTGGCGTGCCGACTACAACTCACGCAACAAATACGTTGCCGTCATCGCGCATTACAGGGATCTGGACAAGGCTGAGCTGGTGCCTGTGCGTGTGGGCCAAAAGACAGGTTTTCCGGTCAAGACCATGCGTCATCCGTTCCCTGATCTCGACCAGGCGACGGCTGCGGCAACGGCAGAACTGGAGCGATTACAGCGTGGCGAGGGCAAGCTGAGACTCTCGATGCCCGGCATTCCGGACCTGAAGGCCAACGATATTATTGTGCTGGACGGCATTCGCGACGGGGTGGATGGTGAGTGGTTATGCACTCGCATCGAGCATATTTACGCCGAGTCTGGCTACAGGCTGAAGGTTGAAGCCGAGACACCGAAGGTGAAAACATGAGCATGACGGGTGTCGATAAGGGAAGCGGAAAACTGCTGGACGGGTTGGATCATCTGCGCCAAAGCATTACCGATATCCTGATGACGCCGGTTGGCTCACGGGTTATGAGGCCGGACTATGGGTCCCGTTTATATGAGCTGATTGACCGGCCTGTGAACCGGTCATTGCTCATCGATTTGTACGCTGAAACGGTCCAGGCAATCCTGAAATGGGAGCCCAGGATCAGGCTGATTCGGGTGCGCGCAGAGGAGATTAGTGCCGGCCATATCACCCTTCAGATGTGGGCGGAATACGTTCCTGACGGGCGCAGAATCACCCTCAATTTACCACTTTTTTATGCGGTTTAATGCACCGTAAAATGCATAATTAAGGGGCGATTAAATACCTATGGGTGGTTAGAACCAAGTGTCGCGAGCTTTAAAACCAAGTGTCGCGTTACAATCGCTCAAGCCTCAAACTTGCCGGAGAGAAACTGGTCTCCCGCCTGACTCGCTGGCGCAGGATTGTTACGGAGGCTGCCGAACAAAGTGGTCGAACCGCCATCCCAGATGTTCAGTGGCGCCCGCACCTGGATAAGATCGAACGCCCGGGCTCATTGTTCTGCCTCCACCCGGAAGCTGATACACCTTGGAAAACAGTCAAGGAACAGATTTGCAGGTCGGAACTGGCAAGTTTTGCCATTGGTCCGGAGGGGGGCTGGAGCGGACACGACCTTGATATCCTTGCCAATCTGGGGTTCCAACGTATCTCGTTTGGGCCACGCATCCTGCGAACGGAAACTGCGGCCCCCGCCCTCCTGGCAGCGGTTCAGTCCCTGATGGATTAA